TAAGAATAAAATAATGAGAAAACGATTACATTATACGCCAAATCAAATAACAATAAATTTGTATACTTCTGGATCCGAATGGATGACAGATGATGGTGTTGAATACATTGGGTTGTATCATAAATATGTAACTAACGAAACATTTACTCAAGCAATGTGGGATTTGCAAAAATCAAAACAATTGTTGCCATATATTGAAAAAAATTCATTGTTAGAACAGTATAAAAAAATTAAAACAGTAAAAACAGATTTCCTACAACCACAAACATATTCAGTTATAATAACAGAGCAAGACAGAAAATTAGGTTATATAAACAGATACTTTGTAAAAAAAGTTAATGAACAAACAATTATTGAAATAAATGCAGAACAATTTGAGTTATTGTCATCAAACAAAATTGATAGCAATTTGTTTATATCAACCATGATTGAATGGAGTATAACCGGGCCATTGGAAAATTCATATGCTAATGGTACAACCATATTAGGTGTAAAAACTAAAAATTATAAAACAATTGTTGACGCAGAAAATATATTGCAAGGAATTATTAGCAAGTTAACTAATTTAATTGAGTATTATTCTGATACTGACTTTGTAGCTCCAAAAGATATCAACGCTTAGATTTGGATTCGTGAAAATATTTTCTTATTATACATATGTATGATAGTGGATACCGAAGAAGAATTAAACGTGTTGTTTGAATATATACAAGGACGAAAAACTTTGTTGATTCCTATATTAGCGGATTCTCAAAAGCATGCATCTATCAATCAAGTATCATGCATATATATTTATACAGAGGATGAAGTAGAACGCATTGTTACTATCAATCATACAGAACAAGTACGCCCCTTTCGAGAACATTTACACCGGTTTCTAGATCTAACTGACATCTTTGTTTATGATAAAAAACAATGGCTTCAAATAGGCGGAAACAATGCCGTATGGGATGTTAAAACTTTGTGGTGGTATACATATAATGAAGCATATGATGACACACATTATTATACACCAGCTCATCAGTTTTATTGGAGAAGACATACGGCATTATCAAATGTAAATGCAGTTATTCCATTAATGCAACATTTAGCAATGTGCCAGAAGATTCGAAAATATGCTTGGCCAATGTGTATGAACGTTAAACTTACAGATTCATATTTGCAATTTAATTCAACATATCCAGAAACGTTTGCAGCAATTGAGAGTAATGGATTACATGTTAATGAAACATTTAAAATGCCAGAACTAGTTAAAGATAATCTAGTTTATTCGCAATATAATTATTATACAATGACCGGTCGTCCTAGTAATGCATATCGAGGTTTTAATTTTGCTGCAATGAACAAAGAAGATGGCACCAGGACAGCATTTTGTTCAAGATTTACAAATGGCGCACTGGTTGAAATGGATTTTGATTCATATCATGTTAGATTGATTGCTCGATTAATTGGATATGATTTACCGGTATCATCAATACATGATTATTTAGGTAAATTTTATTTTGGAACCGATTCATTAACTGAAGAACAACGGGCTGAAAGCAAACAAATAACATTTCGATTATTATACGGAGGTATTGATAAAGAATTTTTAGAAATTCCATTTTTTAAACAAGTAAATTCATATGTATATACATTATGGGCTAAATGGAAATCAAAAGGCAGAATAGAAACACCTATATTGAAACGTCCTATTACTAAAGAAATGGTTAAAAACATGACAGCAAACAAATTATTTAATTATTTGTTGCAAGCTGTAGAAACAGAAGTATCAGTACAAAAAATACAACAAGTACAAACATTGTTAAAGACATATCAAACGGTTATGATTCTATATACATATGACAGTATTTTGTTTGACGTACCAGTAACTGAAGCAAAAGAATTGTTGCCTCAAATCAAAGAGGTATTAGACAGAGGCAACTTTCCCACAAAAGTGAAGTGTGGGAATATTTATAATAAATTAAACACAATATCATTATGACCATTGATTCAATACTAACAGAGTGGAGTTACAGATTGCCAAACGGTTATCCGTCATGTTCTAAAGATTATGAAGTATTATATCAAGTACTTTTAGAATATGCAAAAATAACGCCATCTGAAGCTCAACGAATTGTAGAGCGAGCACAAGGTCTGCAAACAAAAGTTATCAAGGAATCAATTCAAATTGATTCGATTCAAAATAGAATACTTATTGACGCAGTTAGTGAATCTGGTAAAGTTGAAGAGTTTCGAACTTTTTTAAATTTACTACCAACCGAAGCAGATGCATTAACATTGAAATACTTAAATAAATTAACTTTTGAAAAATCAACGGAATTTGCAAATTTACTTTATTCACAAAATGAAATCAATGAGCAAACAATTAATGCGGTAAATTATAAAACTGGTGTTGCTGCTGAATTATTTAGTTTGGAACCTAAAGGAATGGGTAAAGGTGAAATATTTTTAGCTGCAACATTCCGAGAGTCACAAGCTCAAGGCGGAGGCCAATCATTTGATTTGATGTTAAACAATAATCAATATGAAGTAAAAGATTATCGAATTGGAAAATCTAAGTCAATACGTTTAGGAACTAAAGGTAGTGTTACTAGATTTAAGTTTTGGGATGAAATTACAAACACATTGAAACGAATTGATCAACTTCGAGGAACTATAGAAAATCCAAAATTTGATTTTCATAAATATTTTCATCAAGAACTATTAGATTCAGTTGCTTATTTAGATGGCCGCAGAGAATTTATTCTAGCAGGTAATCTAAACATGAAAGACAAATTACATCTAGATCGATTTTATCGAGAAGCAAATAGTTTGAACACGGAGATTGAGGGATATACTAACGTTATTTTGCGAGGACCAAATGCTACTCCAATTGAAATGTCTATTCAACCAATTCAGCGCGCCGGCGACAAAATTGTCATTACGCCAATACAAGATGGAAGTCAAGACATAACTTATATTTCTGCAGAATTGCGCCGTTTAAAATATGTTAGACAACCATCTGAGTTAGATGTAGATTTACAATCAGCAGTTGATCAAATTGTAGGAGAATCATTACTATTTATTGTGTTTAGACGAGATAGAGTTAATGTAACTAGAGATTTTCGTTATGTTGTAATAGATGCTGGAAAAATTAGAATCATTGAAAAAGATGTGATTCCGGAATACGTCATATCTGAAGACGGTTCTGAAATATATGAGGATTAAAAATTGAAAACACAATTATTATGCACATTTGCACATAAGACAGACTTAAACATAGTTACAGAATATATTCAAGCTAACTACCAAATACCAGAACAGCGAATATTTGTATTTTCAAATGCAAATGTACAAGACACTTTGTATTGCACATACAATGCAAATGAAACTTCACGCAGAGGACAGAATACAATAAGCATCCACCGCAAGAAAGAAACTAATACATTGTACACTGTTAATGCACTTAACCAAGTTATTAGAGCGGTAAACAACGGCGTATTAGACAAGACATTCCAATTGGATTGGACAACATATCAAAATTCATTTATACTTACAGATGACACCAGTTTTCGTATCATTCCATTAGTGTTTTTCAAGAAACTTTCTTGGAAATAACATATTTATAATAAATTACACAATTAACTTTGATTTATCCCATTTATTAATTATAATTAATAAGTAAACAAATATATTATTAACAAATTAACCAAAGGCAAATTATGGCTTTAAATTTAGACGCTATCAAAGCGAAACTCAACCAGCTGAATAAGCAGGATGACAAAAAACAAAATTTGTGGAAACCTGAAGCAGGTAAGACACGTGTACGAATTGTACCCTATGTACACAGAAAAGACAATCCATTCTTAGAATTGTATTTTCATTATGACATTGCAAAACGATCAATGTTATCTCCAATCACATTTGGCAATGCAGATCCAATTGTAGAATTCGCAGAAAAACTTAAGAAAACTGGTGACAAAGACGAGTGGTTAATGGGTCGTAAGATCGAACCTAAAATGAGAACATATGTTCCTGTAATCGTCCGCGGAAAAGAAGCAGAAGGAGTTAAGTTCTGGGGATTCGGTAAACAAATTTACACAGAATTATTATCAATCATTTCAGATCCTGATTATGGTGACATTACAGATTTGATGAATGGTCGTGATATTGATGTAGAGTTTACTCCTGCAGAAGGCGCTAACTTCCCAAAAACATCAATCCGTGTTAAACCTAACACTCAACCAGCAACTGAAGATAAAGCAATTGCTGAAAAAATTATGAGTCAACCAGAGATCACTGATCTATTCCCTGAGCCAACTTATGAAGAATTAGAAAAAGCATTAGCTGAATGGATGAATCCAGAAACGGCAGATGCAGATGTTCAAACTCCTGCAGCATTAAGCAATGAGTCAGAACCAGAAGCAGCGCCAACTAAAGCAGCACCAATTGCAGCAAAAGTAGAAGATGTAGCATCAGCATTTGACGACTTATTCAATTAAGGAGTAAGCCATGGCAAAGAGCAAAAGTAAGTCAGAACTGGAAGACAGTTTAGCAAATGCACTCGCAGACAGCATTAACAAGCAGTTCAAAGGTCAAGCATTAAAAACTGCATTCTTTTTAGCTGGAGATGATGATTCTCCAAGCAATGTTAAAGATTGGATTTCATCAGGTTCAGATACGCTCGATTTAGCAATTTCAAATCGACCGAACGGAGGATTCCCAGTAGGACGAATTACCGAAATTACAGGATTAGAAGCATCTGGTAAATCTTTATTAGCATCACACGCATTAGCAGAAACTCAAAAAAGAGGCGGGCTAGCAGTATATATTGATACTGAGTCTGCAACTAGTTCTGAGTTCTTAGAAGCAATTGGATGTGATTTAAAGACCATGTTGTATGTTCCATTAGAAACAATTGAAGAAATATTTGAAACTATTGAAACAATTGTTGAAGGTGTTCGTAAATCAAATAAAGATCGTTTAGTTACAATTGTAGTAGATTCAGTAATGGGTGCTTCAACAAAAATTGAAATGGCCGCTGAATATGATAAAGATGGATATGCAACTAGCAAATCAATCATTTTGTCAAAAGCTATGCGTAAAGTTACCAATTGGATTGCACGCGAAAACATTTGTTTGATTTTCACAAATCAATTGAGAACTAAAATGGGCGTATCATTTGGAGACCAATGGACAACTGCAGGTGGTAAAGCAATTCCATTCCACGCATCAGTTCGTCTTCGTTTGAAAAATACAGGTATGATCAAAGCTAAAATGAATGGCGTTGAACAAGTTGTAGGAAGCAAGACAGAAGTTCAAGTTGTTAAGAATCGTATGGGACCTCCGCACCGCAAAGTTAATTATGATATTTACTATGATAGTGGTATTGATAATTTTGGCGGATGGTTAGAGTTAATGAAAAAGTTTGATCTAGTTAAACAATCAGGAGCTTGGTATACGGTAGAAGACATTGATCACGAAACTGGTGAAGTATTTGGTGAAGTTAAATTCCAAAGCAAAGATTTCATTGAAAAGGTAATGCAAGATGCTAAAGTCAAAGAACGTTTATACAAAAGAATATGTGATGCATATATCTTCAAGTATCAAGCAGGTATTGACGGAGGCATTGATGATATTATTATTACAGACGACGTAATCAACGAAGAGGGATAACAAGTTATAAACAAAGGGTATGTGGCAAATGTCATGTACCCTTTTATTATTAGTTACAATATGAATAGATATCAACAACTTTTCAAGCAATTACAAATTGAAAAAGAAAATGCGCCGTCTAATGTAAATGACCATATTATGGTGTTTGATGGAACAAATGCATTTATTAGAGCATTTGGTGCAACCCCATCAACAAATGAAGATGGAGAACATGTTGGCGGAATATCTGGATTTTTATATTCAATTGGCAAAACTATACGAGATTTTAAGCCTAGTCGATGCGTTATCGTATTTGATGGACGAGGAGGCTCTGCAAAACGAAAAGCAATTTATAAAGATTATAAAGGTAATCGAGCTAATAAAACTAGATTGCGACGCCACGATCATCAACAATTTCCAACACTAGAAGATGAACAAAAAGCAATGCGTTATCAATTTGGACGTCTTATTGATTATCTAGACAATTTACCTGTTACAATACTAGCAATTGACGGAATCGAAGCAGATGATACTATTGCATATATTACACAAATGTATGAATCAACAAGTAAAAAAATTACAATTGTTTCAACCGATCGCGATTTTTATCAATTATTAAGTCCAGTTGTTGAAGTTTGGTCACCTATAAAAAAGAAAATGTATAATGAAGAAGCACTTATACAAGAATTTGGAGTTCATCCAAATAATTACGTTGTGTATCGAACTTTTACTGGTGATAATTCAGACAACATTCCAGGAGTTGCTGGAATCGGACCTAAAACAATATTAAAAGCATTTCCTGAATTAGAATCAGCTACTGAGTTTACATTGGATGAGTTAACGGAGAAATGCAACAATAAAATTTCATTAAATGAAACTAAAAATTATCAAAAAGTATTAGACAACTTAGATACGATTGATAAAAATTATCGTTTAATGAATATCAAATTGTTAAATATACCAGCACAAGTATCATCAGTAATTCGAGGTATATTAAATGAGCCAATAACAGATCTAAATAAAATGGAATTTCAGCGTATATTCATGGAAGACAGAATGTGGAACGCAATGCGTAACATTCCAGAATGGTTGAACAACACTTGGTTATCTTTAAGTGCATTCGCAAAACAAACACACAAGTAAACTTTGTTTTACACTATATTTTTAATATAATAATATTATGAATTACCAAAAGATACATGATGCTATAATTAAGCGAGCTAGCAATAGAACATTGCAAGGGTATCGAGAAAAACATCATATTATTCCTAGGTGTATAGGTGGAACAGACACTACAGACAATTTAATTGAATTGACAGCTCGAGAACATTTTATAATTCATAAGTTACTTGTTGAAATATATCCTAATAATAATAAAATATTTTTTGCATATCGAATGATGGCGGTGATGCGACATAGTAAGGATAATGATCGTACATATTATGTCAGTTCCCGAGAATTTGAACGTATTCGATTATTAGCAAACATAAAAATTGGAGATACATTACGAGGAAGAAAATTAAAACCTAAATCTATAGAATCAATCAATAAACAGATTAAAACTAAACAAATAAATGGATACAGACATTCGACTGAGACTAAACAAAAAATATCAACCGCATTAACAAACAAACCAAAATCAAATGAGCATCGTAAAAACTTATCAGCCGTGTTAAAAAATAATCCTAAAGTTACTGGTAAAGCATCTACGCCAGAAAAAGAAATGTTACGACGAAAAAAAATAAAAGACTCATGGATTTTACGTAAGAAAGGAGGCCAAGTTGACTGATCGTTTATCAGAATACGGTTGGGGCTTTCAAGTTAAAGTAATTGCCGCGATGTTT